GGAACAGCGGCGACTGGAACAGCGGCGACCGGAACATCGGCAACCGGAACAGCGGCGACTGGAACAGCGGCAACTGGAACAGCGGCAACTGGAACAGCGGCTTTTTTAACACAAAAACACCAAAAGAAATTTTGGTATTTAACAAACTGATTGATAGGCACATTTGGGAATCCGCGAAAAAGCCAAAATTTATTTACTTTAATTTGACTTATTGGGTCTCATCATCAGACATGACAGAGGCAGAAAAATTCGCAGATCCTCATTTTTATGTACGCGGCGGACAACTGCGGAAGCGTGGATACAAGGAGGCGTGGCGATATGCTTGGGACAATGCGACGCAAGAAGATAAGCGTCTGATACTGACACTTCCGAACTTTGATGCCGACGTATTTCACGAAATTAGCGGGATTGATGTCAGGACAGAGTTTAAAATTTAATAACGCCCGCCGGGTGCGAGAATCCCGGCACCAACAACTAAAAGAAAATAAAAATGTCAGTTGAGATTTACGATACTCTGAATCGCTTCAAATTCGCTTATTAACTGCATAAAGGATTCAACAATGGAACTTTTTAACTTATTCCGCAAGAACACTTCTCCTCAAGTCCCACTCTCGGAACGGGACTTGGAGTTTGTGACCGAAACCCTTAAGAATCCCCCCCCAATGAATGAAAGGCTGGCAAAGGCTTTTGGGCTTTTACAAGAGCAGCCGCCAACGCCACAGCTTGGCAAATTCAAACGGAAAATCATTCTCGACTTGCTTATGTCAGGCAAGCCTCTCAGCGTAGATGAAATGGCGGCGCAAACGGGGATTAAGCATTGTTCCGTTGCGGCATTTGCTCAAGACCTGCGCAAGGCAAAATACGGCGGGCATAACATCAAAGGCGAGCGCTGGCCGGACGGAGTGTTTCGGTACCTTTATGTTGCCAAACAAGAGGATCCAGAATGATAAATCAAGCCGTCGATTGGAATAACAGCTTCTGTCAGACGTGCCGGTTCTGGTATGAAGAAGAGCCGGACATGAAGAAAAATAGGCAGGGGAAATGCTGTGCAAAAGCACCTTTGCCGGGAGACTGGCCTACAGATATTCCAGTATCGTGGCCGACGACACGCGGCAAAGATTTTTGCGGAGAATGGCAACAAAAAGGAAACTAAGGAGAAAATAAATGGATTTATATAGTCGGGATACTATCATTGCGCTGAAGGTTGCACTTTTTTTTAGTGTTATTCTCAATGTCTTTCTTGGGTGTGCTATTTTTATAACTGGCACTACAGCAAGTATGGCTAGGGGGTGCCTTAAGGGATCTGCGAGCTATCAAGAGTGCTTTATTGATTCAGGTGCCGCCAAATGAATCTACTCCTCCCGTCTCTCATTGTATTTGCCGCCGTTTTTCTGACTGGTATCGTTTATTATATTAAGCGTGACCAATACGGCGCGGCTTATTATCTCATAGTTGCAAGCGCGGTTAACATGCTGGCTTTTTGCATCTTGTTTCTTTTTGGGGTGCGTGCTATTGAGCCTTCTAGCAATGTAAGCTTGCAACTTGAAAATGTTAGATAAGCCCCCCTTGTTATCCTGAATATACCTAAAGGATAAATCTTTCAACCACTTGCAAACAAAAGGAAAAGTCATGCAAGAATTTTCAGAAACAACGTTCAACTTTGGCCATGCTCTTGAGGCGCTGAAAGCCGGACACCGTGTGACCCGTGCTGGATGGAATGGTAAGGGGATGTGGCTTTCGCTTTCTGGCGATAGTGTGCGGGAGATCCCGGCTAAATCATTCTGGTCAAAAAACAATGAGGAATATGCTGAGGCCCAAGGTGGAAAAGCGAAAGTCCTGCCCTGCATCACGATGAGAACAGCCACAGGTGAAATCCTCATGGGTTGGCTTGCCAGTCAAACCGACATGCTGGCAGAAGATTGGCAAATCGTTGAGGCTACACGGACTTGGTGTTAGCCAAGGGTGTCACGTTGTCGCGTGGCGCAGTATCAAGATCAATGAATTCAATGGCTTTACGGATGCAACCGCAATTAATGTCGGTTGCATCCGTATCCCCGATGAGCTACTTATTAAAGTAAGAGGCCTACTTATTAAAGTAAGCAGCATATCTCAACTATTAGGAAATTACGAATAGTTCACATCAAGCCATATTTGATGGCGTATTTTTGAGCAACTGAATCGCCAGACTGTGCCATTTTTATGATGCGCTGAATCGTGTCGTAATCCATAATTAATACCCCCACGGCAGCTTGAGATAATGATACGCCATTGCAATGGCTAGCAGTGTAAACACCATGACATTAAATGCCTGTGAAATCCATGTCATCGCTTTAGTCCTTTCAGATTTTGTTCAAATTCAGAGAATTCTTTGTCGCTCATGTCCTGATAATCTTGATCTTTCTTAGCCAATTTTATTGCGCACCAAGTGAGCGCCGCCCCCTCACCCCGTTGCATCCCGCCAGCATAGGCCAACAAGCCAGCAACAAGCGCTCCAATGATAAAGCCCTCAAGACGACAACTCATAGAGTGGAGAATGCTATTTTTAGCGCGTGACTTCCTTGCAACATGAAGATTTTCTACCGCCGAAGATGCCGCTATTTTCTTGGCCTTCGTCTTCGTTTTGGGTAGTTTTGTGTTCATAGTGGACTCCTTCCATGGAGAGACTATAACGGCAAAATATTAACACAAAGTGAACGCTTGCGGGTTTTTTGAGCGTAAAGGGAATCTCAATGACTGAAATTTATCCTATCGAAAATGTGCTGATTACGCGGCGGCTGTCGGAGGCGGAGCTTGCGGATGAGTTGCGTCGTGAATTAGACGATACGTTGCTGACGGTGAAATCAGTTAAGGCGACTATTGAGTATATTGAGGAGCGCATAAAAGCCGCCCTTACTAAGTATGAAAAAGGCGTGTAATGAACCTGTCCAGCGCACTATCGGTTACACCACTGCCCGGCAGACGGCTACACGTCGTATTCCCCGCCAGCATCCAGCAGGGGTCGCGCAATCGTCATGCGGGGCATTTAAATTATTGCTACATCTGCGAGCGTGAGAATTATGCGCTGGCTGTTGCCGCTGGACAATGTGCGTGGTGCGGCTGGCAGATTGAAAAACAAGAACAGAAAGACTGACCGATGGAAACGTATATTCAGCGTTTTGGAAAACGTATATCTGTTGCTCTGACATTCCCAGAGGCCTCGCCTGCAAGAGTCCACGTTCATATTGGCGCTCTTGGAAGGGGTGATATTCATGATGCAATTATTTTTAGCCAGCAACTTGAAGAGGCAATAGCAATTGCTCAAAAACTGGTTGAAAAGCACGACATTGAAATGAACACTCAAGGTTGAAAGACGGACAAATGTCAAAGCCAAAATCGCAGCCTAAGGAGCCACACAATCGCTCTCCTTGGAAATATTACCACATTAGTTCGACGCAGCTTTCTATCGCCCGCTATTACGGCGGAATCAAAGTTAGTGGAGAACATTATCTTTACGAACCAACCACCGACACGCTAACCCGCGAGGACGTTGTGAAATGGGAAGGTAAGCAGAAGAAATTAGAGAAAAAACAGAAAGAACAAAACGATGCCAACAATTCGCCCGAACTCTCCCTATCTTGATTCCATTCTTGGGCAAGATATTCCTCTATTGGATCACGGGTACATCCGCGTTGAAGACTACATGGGCACAGACGCTTGCGTTGTTAAAGCCGCCCGTATGTCAAACGGAAAGGGGACTCGACCTGTCAATGATGACATCAACCTTATCAACTACCTGACAGAGCACTGGCACTCGTCCGTGTTTGAAATGTGCGAGTTAAAGCTGAGGATTAAAGCGCCTCTTATGGTTGCCCGGCAATGGGATAGGCACAGAACAGCTCATTGGCACAACAAAAATGAAATGTCTGGCCGTTATTCAGAAATGGACACAGATTTTTATACACCAGCCGCCCATGAGATTTGCGCTCAGTCAAAATCCAACAAACAAGGCCGGGGTGAACCGCTTGAGCAAGTAGATGCAGAGCGCGTGTCAGATATGATTGAACGTCACTCCAAAATCTCAAGGGACGTTTACCAGTCCCTGATGGTGGAAAATGCCATTGCCAAAGAGATTTGCCGTTCGATTCTTCCGTTGAATTTCTACACAATATGGGAGTGGAAACTAGATCTAAACAACTTGTTCAATTTCATATTCCTTCGTTACGATCCACACGCTCAGCTTGAGATTCGCAAGTATGCTGACGCAATTTGGCAAATTGTACAGCAATGGGTGCCAATTTCAGCGGCGGCGTTTGATGAGTTTCGTTTGCAGGCTATGTCACTGTCCCACACGGAGCAAGAAGCCGTCAGAATGCTGTTTGCAGGGCAACAGCCGCATAAGGATATGCTCAAAGCACGGCAGTGGGAGAAATTAGAACGATTGGGGATTAAGAAATCTCCACAAGTGCTTGTGGGGATTCAGTATGAGTAATGTGTTTTTTATTGGGGACACTCACTTTGGGCATCGCAAGATTCTCGATTTTGAGCCGTCACGCCGCCAGCTTGGCGATACCATCGAAGCGCATGATGAGGAACTGCTCCGCCGCTGGAATGCTGTTGTCAGCAAAAAAGATGTCGTCTGGCATCTTGGGGATGTCGCATGGGGAAGCGCCGCCTTGGAGATTTGCGGACGTCTGAATGGAGTCAAGAAGCTTGTGATGGGGAATCATGACCATTACCCAAGCGAAAAGTACTTGCGCTATTTCTCAAAGCTCTACGGATACGCACAACTTAAGACCGGGGAAGTGTTGAGCCACGTCCCTATGCACCCTCACTCATTAGAGAGGTGGGGAGTCAATATTCATGGGCATTTGCATAGCAAGACAATGGACGATCCGCGCTATATCTGCGTATCATGCGAGCGGATAGGATTTTCACCAATTGCGTATGAAGAACTGCTACGCCATTGAGAGTTTACTGGCACCAATTCTGTTTCTTGCCCGTCCACCATGCGCCGCGTCCTGATTGAACCATCAGCGCGGCGTAATCTTTGCCGTCGACCGTGATGTTTGCAATAGTCCGGCCATAGCGATCCTTTCCTGTCGGGGACACGGAAATATCCGCACCTTGGCGCTCTAGTAATTGGCGGGCATATTTCGTTGATTCCCAGCCCCGCAACAGTTCCTGCTGGCAATCAGGACGCCATGTTTCAGGAGCATCAAGCTTCGCAATGCGCACCCGTTCTTTGATGCCATTTTGGCAGAAGTCCACAGTGTCCCCATCCACGACACTGACGGGGAGGCAGGCGAGGGCAGCGGCGGTGAGAACAGCAAACATAACTTTCCCTTTACTCAAGTGGTTAAATTTACCACACTAGCGGAATGGACAAAATACCCAACCTTTTAGCACTTGACGTTGCAACAACAACAGGTTGGGCAATGCTGAAGGATGACATCATTTCAAGTGGATTCGTCAAGTTTAAAGGCGACTGCCACGGAGATAAATTTCATGCCTTCCGCAATTGGCTCACAGAAGCCAAATCTAAATTCAATGAGCCGCCGTTTATTTTCTTTGAAGAAAGCAAAGGCAGGCATTCCAGTATGAAAGCTGGGCAAGTCCTTAACGGGCTGCGTGGCGTGCTCCTAGAGTGGTCTGTGTCGCATGATCTTGGCTATATTGCTGTAACTGCCAGTGAATTGAAAAAGGCCACGACTGGAAGTGGGAATGCGGACAAGAGAAGCATGATTGCCGCTGTTCACCTGTTGGGATACCCAAGCGTCTATGATGACAATGAAGCGGATGCGTTGGCGTTGCTGCACTATGCGATAGCGCGTTGCAAGGAATAAGCGTGCTGTAATTTTGCAACACTGTAAAATTGATAAAATAAATATTTCAAGATAGGTGTTGTTTTATGGGGAGGGGCTGATAAGTTTCAAATGTTGGTGCGGCGTCGTGGAAGGAACACGAGCCTTGTTGGCCAAACCGGATCTGAGATGAACGCCAGATTGATCGATAGGCGCATGAGCTGAATTCAATAGCGGGTATCAAGCCCCGTCCGCACCAATCTCCCGCCGGGAGCGCATCCCGGCACTTGTGAGAGGTGAGCTAGTCTGGTAATAGCGTCCGTTTGAAGAACGGAAGAACTGGGTTCGATTCCTAGACCTTTCACCACCCGCCCCCTGTCTGCATCGGGAGTTATGCCCTTTCGCCCGGCGCAGACATGGTGCGGCAAATACACTGCCTGAGTAGCGTCGGACAATAGGGCCTAAATTGCTTGGTCTGTAGTCAGTGAGAGTCGGCTTAAAGTCGTGATGCCGATCCGTGCCAACCGTTCGATTGAAGCATTGTGATGGTTTTAGGTCTGGCCGTTACCAGTCTGACAAAAACGGCGTCACAAGTAGCAGTGCTTCAATGGTGCGGCATTTGTAGGCTAGCGAACACAAAGCGGACGGCGGCAACGGGTTGCTGTAAATGTGTCCTCGGCCTTAGTGACGACTAGGTAGCAACCCCGATCAGGACTGAGCCTGCCGCACCAATAATTTAACAAGAGAAAATGACAATGACTAATCCAATTATGAGTAGCGGCTGCGCTTCACTAATGCCGGATTTTAAAGGGCAAGCTGTAGATGTTTTTTTTTGAAAACAGGCCTCACCCCTCGCCAACTTCTCGAACAGCGGGATAAATCGATAAAAACCGTTATGGATATGAACCCGCCTGAAACATTCCCGCGCAATGAAACATTCCTTGGCGATGTTGGATATCCGTGGCTTGCGCTATGCATTTATCACCCTGCGCACAAAGCATTAGCGGTGGCAGAGCTTCAAGTTGATTTGCTGGATGGAGAATGGCAAGACTTGTATTTCCAAACGGAGACTCTACCCATATCTGATTTGAAGGGCTGGTTGCCGCTTCCAAAGATTACGAAAGAAAAAGACAATGCCCCTGCTTGATGCAAAGCCTATCTACAAACCGTTCCATTACCCGTGGGCTATTGAGGCGTGGGAGCTTCAGCAGCAGCTTCACTGGCTGCCTCATGAGGTGCCAATGGCAGATGATGTCAAGGACTGGCACACCAAGCTGACGGAGGCGGAGCGCAATCTGTTGACACAGATTTTCCGGTTCTTTGTGCAGGCAGATATTGCCGTCTCAAATTGCTATCACAAGCACTATGCGCGGGTGTTTAAGCCGACAGAAGTTCAGATGATGTTGGCGGCGTTTTCTAATGCCGAGTCGATCCATGTGTTTTCGTATGCCTATCTGCTGGACACTATCGGAATGCCGGACAGCGAGTTTTCCGCATTCATGAATTATCAGGAGATGCAGGACAAGTTTGATTTCTATTCTCGGTTTGGCACCAAAACACCGGAAGACATCGCCACAACCTTGGCGGTTTTTGGCGCATTCACCGAAGGACTGCAACTGTTTGCAAGCTTCTGCATCCTGATGAACTTTCCCCGATTCAACAAAATGAAGGGAATGGGGCAGATTGTGTCATGGAGTATACGCGATGAATGCTATTCGGACGACACTGAGATTTTGACAGATTCAGGCTGGAAACTCTTTAAAGATTTGGCCGAGCGGGATCTTGTCGCACAGTTTGACAAAGATACAAAAGTAATCACCTTCATTAAGCCAAAGCGTATTGTTAGTTATGACGTAGATAAAGAGCTTGTCGAGCTAAAAACACAAAATCCAAACATCAATTTTATGGTTACACCAGCGCATCGGAAGCTGGTTTATAAAGATGGAAAACCGGAAGTCATTGAGGCTAAAGATTTAAGGTGCCATCACAGGACAAAGCTGCCAGTCTCTGGATATGGCGCAGGCAGCAAAAGAGAGCTAACACCGCTAGAGCGGTTGATGATTGCGTTTCAGGCAGATGGAACAATGCCGCCAGGAGAAAACAGAACAGGTGAGCGTTGTGGTTATCGCCGTTGCGCGATTGCCATTAAAAAGCCTCGCAAAATTGAACGTCTGCGGGCAATCCTGAGAGAGGCCGGAGTAAATTACTATGAATCGACCAGCCATGTTCGTGAAGGCATGATCAAATTTATTATTGATATGCCTACATGGGTTACTAAGCATTTTTCAGAATGGGTATCGCTTTCAGATATTGGCTCTGAATGGGCGGATGCATTCATGAATGAGTTAGTTCACTGGGATGGACACATCAGGGAAAGTGGGACTTTCTATTATTCTACAACTGAGCCTAGCAACATGGATTATGTTCAAGCCATTGCCGCGCTTGGCGGATGGAAAACTGTTAGATATGCGCAAGAGGATAACAGGAAAGAAACGTATAAAACGGTTCATCGCTGCACATTTACAAAAACAGAGACAACGCCCTTATCTCATAAAAGCCAGACTCGTCTTGTCCCGTACAAAGGCAAAGTTTGGTGCGTTGAGGTTGACACGGGGTTCGTTGTAGTTCGCCGTGGGAATCAAGTCTGCGTGTCTGGCAATACCATTCATTGCACTGGAATCATCAAGCTGTTTCATGCGTTTCTGAAAGAGCACCCAAGCGTTTGGACGCCCGCTTTTCAGCAGCGGCTTTATGATGCTTGCAACACTATTGTCGTCAATGAAGATCGCTTTGTTGATCTTGCTTTTGCAATGGGGCCTGTGGATGGCTTGACCGCGCAAGACGTCAAAACCTACATTCGGTGGGTAGCAGATAGACGCTTGATTCAGCTTGGCCTAAAGCCGATGTGGAAAGGCGCAAGCAACCCGTTGCCGTGGATGGATGAAATCATGAACGGTGTTGAACATGCGAATTTCTTTGAAAGTCGCGCTACAGAATATTCAAAAGCTGCGACTGAAGGAAACTGGGGAGAGGTGTTCGCATGACATTTGAGGAACTTCAAGAGTTTTACCGCCTTGCTGATAAAGGCCTCAAAACATTGGAATGGCTTGTCATGCTAAAACGGCTCAAAGATACAGTTGGTGCAACGACTGAATACGAAGAAGATAAGGAAAAAGCGTGGGCTGATGCATTTGAAGTAATTGATGCTTTAGCGCTTTTAGAAAATAAAAATTAATCAAGAATAACCCCTGCCATGAAAATAGCAGGGGTTTTCTTTTATCTAATTACTGGCAAGCTAAACATTCTTCATTGTTGGAGGCATCAGCAGACACTGCCACAGACTCTGCACGAGCTAGCGACATTGAGCGGCAATAATACAGGCTTTTGACGCCTTGTTTCCATGCACGAAAATGGATTTCGTGCAAATCCCGTTTGTGAATATTGGCGGGCAGAAAGATGTTCAAAGATTGCGCTTGGCAAACATACTGCGTGCGATCCGCTGCATGGTCAATCAGCCAGCGTTGATCCAATTCAATGGCCGTTTTGAACACATCCTTTTCATGCTGATCAAGGCAATCCAGACGCCCCACAGAGCCGCCATTGGTGGAAATGCTAGACCAGACTTCCTGCGTGTTCTGCCCCCGTTCTTCCAGTAGCTTTTCCAGATGTTTGTTCCGCACCGTGAACGATCCAGACAGCGTTTTGTGCGTGAAACTGTTTGCCACTGTTGGCTCAATGCCCGGTGACGAGCCGCCGCAGATGATGGAGATGCTCGCCGTCGGAGCGATTGCCATTTTATTGGAGAATCGTTCCATAACCCCGTGATCCGCCGCATCCGGGCAAGGGCCACGCTCAAACGCCAGATTGCGTGACGCTGCATCTGCTTCTGACTTGATGTGGCGGAACATCTTCAGGTTCCACGATTTTGCTTGAGCAGATTCCAGCGGAATGCTTTTTCCTTGCAGGAAGGAATGAAAGCCCATCACCCCAAGCCCAACTGAACGTTCGCGCATGGCGGAGTAACGGGCACGGGCCATTGAATCAGGGGCCTTGTCGATGAAGTCCGACAGCACGTTATCAAGGAAGCGCATTACGTCTTCCACAAAGTATGGAACTTTTGACCAAGTTTCGTAATTTTCAAGATTCAAAGAGGACAAGCAGCAAACAGCGGTGCGGTCTTTGCCGTATTGATCTGGGCCAGTGGGAAGCACGATCTCAATGCACAAATTTGAAGTTTTTACAAAAAGCTTAGATAATTTGTGATGATTGGGGATTGCCTTATTCACAGTGTCAATAAAAAGGATATACGGCTCACCCGTCTCAACCCGTGCCGTCAGAATGCGAATCCACAAATCACGGGCAGAAACCATGCGCACAATGGAATTGTCCTTGGGACTGCGCAACGCCCATTCCTCGCCTTGCTCAACCGCCTTCATGAACGCATCAGGAATAACAATCCCGTGATGAAGATTCAACGCCTTGCGGTTCGGATCACCTCCCGTGGGACGGCGAAGCTCAACAAACTCTTCAATCTCAGGGTGGGAGACATGGAGATACGCGGCAGAACTACCCTTGCGTAATCCGCCCTGCGAAATGGCCAGCGTCCACGAGTCCTGAATCTTGATGAATGGGATCACGCCGGAAGTTTTGCCATTAAGCCCAACTTTTTCACCAATCGAACGAAGGTTTGACCAAAAAACCCCGATGCCGCCGCCTGATTTTGACAGGTCAACATTCTCATTCAGCGTGTCCGTAATGCCCGTTGTACTGTCTGCCACCTCATTCAGAAAGCAGCTAATCGGCAATCCACGCCCGGCACCGCCATTGGTTAGAATCGGCGTGGCAGGCATAAACCACAACTGGCTGATATAGTCATAGAGTCGTTGCGCATGAGCCGCATCGTCGGCATAGCAACTGGCAACACGGGCGAACAGATCCTGATATGACTCGCCGGGGAGAAGATATCGGTCTTCTAGGGTTGCCTTGCCAAAGGACGTGAGAAGATCATCCCGGCTGCTGTCAATCTGAATAGCAAAACGCATGGTACACTCATTGTTGTGCGCCAAGGTCGCCGCATGAATGCGTTATCCTAGCGCGGCGTTGATGATATCGCCCCAGATGTTGAGGCGGAGAATAAGTTTACCGCTAGGGATAGATTGCGCAAGGGGGAACGATTATTAGGTTTCAAGCGTTCGAATGCTGTGACATATAAACATCTCGACATTTAAGCGGAACTTGCTATTATTTTTTAGCTTTTCTGCCGTGTGTAGAATGAGCATTCGGGTTCGGTGAATGTCGAGCCTAGCACATAATCCGGCAAGGCTTTTACGCCTCGCCCCTTCCGTGGGTTGTGGCTCACGGACAAGTCTCAGAAGGAATTTATGACCGCAGAAATCATTCCTCTTGAAAAGCGCCAAAACCTTAAAAGGTACGCTAATGGAGAGACTATGTTTCTTCATTGCCCGCGTTGCGAGGAAAGTTCCTTTGCGCCTGTAGTTGCATTTGACCAACACGGGCCGCTTTTACGCTCTCTGGTTTGTATTTCTGAAAAATGCGATGGCAATACAGAGATATTGATAAAGTATGGCCGCCCATTTGCAATGCAAGATAGCGACGTTATTACTGTGGATTGACAAGCTTCCTCCCATGGCCTATATGGTCATGGTCTGCTCGGCAACTGCGTAGCGGGAGCCTGAGCTTTATCATCTCTCCACGGCAATGCCGCAAGGCACCGCACCACGGGGAGAGCGGCGACACCTGCCGGGAAACTGATCAACCAAAGGTGTGACACAGTGAGAGCACTGAAGCCCGACACATGGGCAGGGGGATGCATAACCCTAGTTGTGTGACTTTGGCTGGGGTTGGAGAGCAAACCCCTTCTTCATTCTTTGCGCACATATGGTGGGATAACAACTTGCGCTTCCCCCGTCAGCGCATCCCGCACACTGGCGAGCGCTGTGAAGGATTCAGCGGGAACGCAATACTTTAACGTCTTATCATCACCACACTTGGCACAAAATATATTTGTGGCGACGTATTCAGAGTTTGTAACAACATCTCCTTTGAGCGTGCTTTCGGTCATCTTAGCGTGCGACATAAATACCCAATGATGCTGGCAGGGGGCTGAGGGCTTTTGTGCTCGCCGCCTAAGCATGAAGTGGGCGGCGCAAACGCCAAGCCAGCCACCGACAAATGGAGGGATGAACGGATCAATGGTCATGGCTTTACCCATTTGGCATCGTTAAAGATAATGTTTCCTAAAGCCCCCTCCCGCTTAAGCCAGATGTAAATATCTTCAACAGAAGATTGAGGCACTATGTGCGGCGACCAATCTTCCGGGTGCCAGCCTATTTCTTCCCTATTAATAGGCGCGGAAGCACGCTCCTTCTCGATTTCCCGTTTCAGGTATTCTGCCGCCTTTTCCAGATCCTCCAAACGGCTTCCTTTGCGTCCAGCGCTAGCAACTAACTCAATAACTTTTCCAAGGCGGAAGTTCAGATCCCATGCGTCAATGACGTCATCGGGTTCGGGGGTGAGTGCGTAGTGTTGGGGTGTGGTCATTTTATTGCTTTCAGAATCTGAGTGAATCCCTGCTCAAGGTCTTTGACGCGCTCTTTGAGAGCCTGCACACGCATGTAATTGATAAATGCCATTAGCGCAAAGAGCCAGATCAAGAAGCTAGTCAGTGAGATTGTCATCCCCGCCTCCGTTAAACTCCGCCATCCGTCTCAACATCTTACACAGGCGGATTGCGTCTTCAACGTCTCGGCAGCCTTCAATAAACTCATCATGATTCTTTACTTCAAACCGTTTTCCATAGCGGTCATATGTGACGTAATAGCAATCTTCTGTCATTTCTTGTTCCTCATTTCGGCGCTTAAAATTCAATGTAGAAATCACACTTCGGGGATAGGCAGGCGATGCCGACAAACTTTATACGCTTTCCCTCTTCTGAATCATTAGAAAGCCGGATTTCAAAGTTGTTTCCGCCGCATTTTTTGCACATCACATATTTTGGATACATCATCTTAAACGCCACCCGTTCAGCAAATTTTACCCTCTCTTCTTTTTTACGGAACGCCACGACGTTGCTGTTATTCATTGACCTCTCCTTCCTTTCCCAAAACCCACGATTTGACATACCAGTGAGTTTCCATCACGTCGTTAATAACCTCAGAGCGATCTCGCCCCGATTCCTTCGCCATTTTCTGAATCGCATCAAGCACGGGCCGCCTCAATGAAACGTGAACCCGCACAGTGTCTTTTTTCGTTCGTCCTGCCATTTTTCTATTCCGTGTGCGTTTTGTGTATTGACATCATCACAGCCCGCACGTAACGTCAAGCGGAAATGTGGCGACACCGCCAGAAACAGAAAGGAACTTAACATGAAACTCCGCGAACCAGTATCCATCGTTCTCGCCGTTGTTGGCGTGAGTGTGGCTATCTATAGCGTATTCTGGCAGGACAATGCCAAGACGTGTCGTGCGCATCAGGTGGAGCTTACCCAAGCTGACGGCAAGACAATTGAGCGCCGGACGTGTGTGGAATGGGAGGGTGTGTAATGGAGCACAGCCCCAGCCTGTTGCGCGGCATACGTTGCGCGTTGATTATTACCCTGCCAATTTACGCGCTGATTTGGGCGATAGTTTAAGGGAAATGACATGACCGACACAGAAAAGAAGCTGACAAAAACGGCTATCCTGAAAGATGCGCGGGAACTCGGGATCACGATTACCAAGCAATGCGGCGCGGGGCCTTTTAAGCGTCCGCCTATGATTGACCAAGAAACGCTTCTTGAGCTTGCGGCAGGCATTGTTGCGCTTTGGGAGAAAGTAAACGAAAAAGAGAAAAACCAATGACAGACACAGCAAACCCGACACCGGGTCCCTACGAAATTCGCGTTGGAGCTTTACACAAACTTTATTCTAAAAGCGCTCGTCTAGAAATTCTGACTGCGGATCAGGTTTCTACATGGAACGTGGATGGACATTCTTATTCTGTCAAGGGAGATGAGGCTAATAAAAATATACATTTAGCCAAGGACGCCTTTGAAGTTTTCCAAGAAACCAACCTCACCCCCCGCCAGTTGCTGGAGCAGCGGGACGGACTGCAAGAGCGCGTCATGGAGTTGGAGGGGCACATCGATAATATTTACAAACACTCGTGCCTGCATTGGATCGCAACGGAAGACATCATAAAGTGGGGCCGAAAGGTTTTTATCTTTGATGAATTTCTTCATCGGAAGTTTTTGACAATAAAGATGCGGCGGGACGGGGTCGAGTCATCCCACGAGGGCGACTGGTTGACGTACCTGGGGGAGGCTATCCGCCGCGCAAACGCCGCTCTCGCCAAGCACGGAAAGGTGGGTGGGTGATGCATCTAGGCTGCATTATTCTCGCGCTTGCAATGGTTATACTGCTAATTTGCGTGTTTTCAATACGGTCAGAGGAAGATTAAAATGAATAAACTTGATGGGAAAGTGCTAATCGACCGAACAATTTTGGAAAATCATGTACGGAACATGTACAATCGAATTGAACCATTTAACCGGGATAAAATATTGGCACCATTGAAGCAAGCCCTCGCCCAAGACAACACAGGATGGGCGGCGGTGCCTGTGGTGGCAACGCAAGAAATGATAGATGCCGCATATGCCGTGGACGGAGACAAGGATGAAGCTTTTCTCGCCATGCTCGCAGCCAGCCCGCCGCTGGGGGGAGGTGAGGAATGACTGAATATGAAAAATATAAGATTGAGGTTTTTTGTAATGATCCCGTAGGATTTGCAAGAACAAGAGTTAGGCAGCCTTGGCAAGCATTGAGCCTTGCGATTGATCAAGCAAATAAAGCTTATTCAATTTTTTCTATCGAAATAGTTTTTACTTTGCCGGATGGTGAGGAAATAAAAGCCAATACTATATCAGAATTTAGGCGAAAACTAAAAGCAAGGGAGATGATATGACCGTAATCTACCAACCCGACGGACGCATCCGCGTCGATGATCCGCATGATGCGCTGCTGTTGTCGCTCGCGGGGGTAGATCTTTTTGAGCAACACGGCGTGCAGCAAAAGTTTTTGGGCACGGAATGGGCGGACATGCTTTCGCCCCAACCAGAACCAGTATGCTATCCACGGCTTCCGCTCTACGTCCCCGCAGAAATTGCAAAAGATCTTGTCAGGAAATGGCAATACCTAGAGTTCTGTTGGTGGGATGACGAAATCCACGAGACCACCGTCAATGGAAATATCATTTACATGAAGCACCACAACAACCGCTGGAACGTCCTGCCGGATATCAAAATGGAGGCGGCAGATGGTGCGCGTGATTGAAGAGGACATTGAGAAATACAAAAGCTTTAAATTCGACACATCTACATATCGTGAGATGGGGCCGAATTGGCCAAGGCTGACGCTGCCAAAAGATTTCTTGCCGCAACCAGACGTTATTTTGCCGGAAGCGCAGCGCCGGATAGAACGGGACGCAGCCGCGCTTGCGGAAAAGTTGATCGCGCCCCATCGAGAGAAGCTACGTGAGATCTTTCAGCGCCTGATCGACGAGGGCAAATGCTCGTATCTGGTGAGCCTTAAACGCGACCTTGAACTGGAAATTATTGAGCCACCCCGGCTGCAATCAGGGCAAAGCATTGTCGTAACTGGCGTAACCCCGCCGCACGATGACGCAAACGGGACGCACACAATTCAGGTGATTGATTGAGCGATAACAAGCCAGCAACAAAAGTCATATTTTGAAAGGTAAGACAAAATGAAAAACGCACAGAACCAATTCCTGATGGTGTTTCTTGATGCCATGGAAATAAAATTATTTGCAGGCTCTGTTATGAGCATGTGAGGTGAATCAAAGATTATGTCTGGCTATCAAGAAAAGGACGGACGCTTTGAAAGACTGACCCTCAGTAGCATGTGGTTTGGAAGCGATTGCAGCCCACTTAAAGTCAATGACGATTACCCATCAATAACATGTTTCTGTTCTGACGAAGCCCTTGGAGACAAAGTTATATCTTTTTGGGAAGATCATATTAAAGAAAACGGCTCTCTAAAAACAGACACTGATAAAATTGAACTGATTCAAAGTATTTATCAACGCATAGGACGGCAATAATCTTTCAAAATAAAAGCAATCTTTGAAATTGTGCGGCGCAGCATTTTCCTTCATACTTTTGAGAAATGGAGGGGTTATGTTCTGCTTTACCTACGACCTGATGAGCAAGGCTATGCAAAGCCGGGAGATGGACGCGCAAACTGTTGGCTTTGCCGCTGTTGCTGTTGGATTGGGGATGTTGACGGCTCTGGCAATTTGCATGACATAAGTCAGTTGCCTATCGCGAAGCCACGCCCTTGATCTTCTCAAACGAGCGCAAGCCGCCCAAACCGAGAATGCCAAAAAGCACAGTCATCAATGTGTCCATGTTGAAAGTTGGAAGCGCCACAGGATGCCCGGATGCGGCCATCAGGAAGGCTAACAGCGGCTGCACAACGAAGTGATAGGCAAAGGCAAAGCC